GTGATGTGCCTACCTCTACTTCGTTGGCTACGTTACCAATGTTTTCTAATGCAGTTAAAGCGGACCCATCTATAGGTTCAAACATGGTTCGATTTGAGAAGGTACAAGTTAGATCTTTAGATGCTTTAGACAAGCAAAAACCCAACGAGTTTATTAGATTATTAACAGAGCAAATTTTACCACCTTTAGCTAATGTGGCAACACAGTTTATGGGTAGTGCATTAGGAAATCAAGGAGATGGAGTAAATGAAGTGCTTGGAAAAATTAAAAATGGTAAAAGCTTCTTACCTCCAGGAGCTATAGGAGATCTTTTTGAAACAGTAGTAAAAATTGCTACAAAAAATCCAGGAAAATTTATACAATCTGTAGATGACGATTTCAGAAGACCTTTTGATTTTGAAGAAGCTGGAGCAGCAAGTGGACAATTTAAATCAAGATTTGGATTTAAATCTAACTTAATTAAAGCTGATGCAAAATTAACCTCTGATTCTACAGCAATTAGATCTATAATTAAAAAAGCTTACAATTCTAATATCCCTGGTCTTCCATTCACAGAATTATTAAGTGGTAAAATTCCAAAAACTTCTTCTAGAAAAAGTAAATCTAAAGGTTTTATACCTAACTTTTCAGCACTAAATGATTCTATAAATAGAGAAGTTATGGCTGGAACATCTCCATCTAGAGTAAGAATTGGCAAAGACCAAAGATTGACTTCTGCTTCGAATCCTCTTGGTCTAGGAGTCTACAACACAAAAGATGAGCCTCTTGGTTTGGGTCAAGGAGTATCTAGGGCTGGTAGCAAAGCTAAAACTTCAGGAGCTGCAAATGGTTTTGTGCCTAATTTTGCCTTGGCTGAGGGAGCATATATTGCACTTCAATTTGTTATTCGGGCTGCAGTAGCAGCAGGACTTTCATATGGTATAGAAAAACTAGTAGCAGCTATTAACTCTAAAGTTGAAGGAGTCAAAGACAACGAAAAAAATAAACAAATTGTATCAACCGTGGGTCAATCTGCTCAATTTGGCTTAGGAGCTGCTGCTATGGGGGGTGGAGCAAAATTTGGAGGAATGGTAGCTTTATCTACTTTGATACCAGGATTGATAAGCGCATACGCAGCTACAGATCAAACAATTAAAGATTTAATCGATGCTTCTGAAGAAAATAAAGATAAAATTGAAGAGTTTAATTCTGCTTTTTCTTCTTACAGTTCAAATTTAGAAAAATTAAAAGACGAAAATATTTCTTTGGGAGAAAAACAAAAAATTCTATCACAAAATAATGAACAATTATCAAAAATACTTCTTAATACTCCAGACAACCTTAGAGAAAGTCTTGCAAAAACATTATCTACTGGAGATTTTGAAAAAATTGCAGAAGGATTAAGTCAAGTTCAGACTGCTTTGCAGGTGCAAAGTGCAAATACACAAAACTTAGCAAATATACTTAAAATCACTTCTGATAAAAAAGTAACCACAGAAGAATCTAGTAAACTGATTTCTTCTATATTGGGCATGCAAAATGCGAGAGGGATGTCTTTGGCTGGCTCAGCAATGAGCAACCCTAAGATACTTGAAAATTTTCAAAAAAATTTAAATGAAAGTTTGGGGAATGAAGGCATAAACGTATCAAATAGAGATCTTACAGATGCTGTAGAAAAAAGATTTGGATACAGAACTAATATGGATGGTGATAGAGCTTATGCTAATAAAGGTAGAGTAAGTCCTTTGGTAGCACAAGAAATAGATCAGAAAGAATTAAATAGATTAAAAAGCATTGTTGCGCCAGAAGTATATAAAGAAAAAGAAAAAGAATTTCAGGAAAGAAGTCAAAATATAATACTTAATTCAGTTGAGCAACTTTTTAAAGATGCAGAAATTAGCCCAAGCATGATAGATTCTATAATACAACCATTAAGAGGTCTACCATTTGATGAAACAAGCGAACAAGCGCAAGCTTTAAATGAAGCTTTAGGTCTACTTGGTCTTACGGTTAAAAAGACAGATAAAGGACTTGAAGTACTGCTTACATACAGAAAAGAAGATTTTCTAAGAAGAGCAGGACTTGCAGGTGATGTTTCTTCAAATGTAGCTTCAGCCGACGCTTTCCGAAAGAATATAAACGTAAAATCTCTAGAAGAATACAGCAAAGAAGTTTTAGATAAAGACATGAGTTTGAATGCTAATCGTATTGCTACTGGAAGAGTTTTAGACGCTCAACAACAAATATATTCATCTATATTAAATGAAACAGAACGAAGAAAAGTTAACGCTAAATTCATAGAGCAAACTAGTAATTTACAGAAAAAAGGTGTTATAGATTTAGATAAATTTAGTCTAGCTGTTCAAGGTAGCCAAGAAGAACTTGTAGCTTTAAATCAAAGAGCGCGAGGATTAATGTTTGCTGAAGACTTTAGAGGAGCAAGACAGGCTGGAAGAGAAAAAAGGATATTAGGTGGAGAAACAAAACTAGAAGATTTTCCAGCTTCATTTTTTGATGAATTTGATTATAGAGTAGAAGACTCTTATAGAGAGGCTCAACTTGGAGCAGCAGATACAGCACGAACAATTAAAAGTGAATTTAATAACGCCTTCTTATCCTTTGCTAATGGGACAGAAACTGCTAGTGATGCTTTTACAAAAATGGCTCTTAATATTAGTAATAGAATACAACAATTAGCATTAGAATTTGCAACAAATCAAATTTTTGGTTCACTTTTTGGTAGTACTAGCGGTATCGGTGGTGGAATCGGAGATTTTTTAAGCGGTCTATCCAAATCAAAAGGCGGAATGATAAAAGGTTATTCGTCTGGTGGTAATGTAACTGGCGGATCAGGAAATAAAGATGATGTTCCAGCTATGTTGAGCGGTGGAGAATATGTTATAAGAAAAAATGCAGTTAAAAAATATGGTCCAGAATATTTACAAATGTTAAATGAAGGAAAAGTTCAAAAAAACTTTTTTGGTGGACTACAGCCTATGATGATGGCAATGGCCGCCCAAGCATCTATTCAAGGTGCAGCAACAAACCCAGGGTTTGCTCCTATGCTTAAGGGTATATCTTCAGTATTTGGTAAAAAGAAAGATGATAATGATTATTTTAAATATGGCGGAAGAGTCCAAAAATTTGCTGGTGGTGGAGAAGCTCAATTTTTCGGAGCAAATACTTATAGATATAATGATGCTCTTTATCCTACTGCAGGAGAGGATGTAATTGATCAAAGATTAAGCTTACAAGCTATAACTGATGAAAATAATCCACAAAATGCCAAACGTAAAGAAAGAGAAGCAGCTTTATATGATTATTTAAATTACGTGCAAGACGTTATGCAGTCTAATAGAGATGCTCTTGAAGAAAATATAAGAATGAATCAGCAGATACAAGATGAATATAATAATCAAAAAAGTGCAAAAAGCAGGGGTGCATTCATGGGTTTTGGTCTTGGTCTTTTAGGAGCAGCAGGAAGTCAATTTTCATCAATGGGAGGATTTGATTTGCTATTTGCCCCTGGATCTCCATTGGGTTCTAAAGAAGTAAGAAGAGCTAGGCCTGTAAATGATGTAAATTTAAGATCTGGTTATGGTAGCACTGATTATACGCCTACTCAACCTGCACCATATTCTGGAGGAAGATTAAAAGTAGGTAAAGCTAGCGGTGGATATATTAAAGGTTTTGCAAACGGTGGCTCTAGTGGTAAAGATGATATTCCAGCTCTTTTAATGGGTGGTGAATTTGTAATGAGAAAAGAGGCTGTTAATAATTATGGTAAAAAATTCTTTGATGATCTCAATTCTGGTAGAGCAAGAAAATTTGCTAATGGTGGAACAGTTGGTAATTCAATGAATCAAGTAGGTGAAGTAGGTACCGCTGTCTCTACAAATAATGTAAACATAACAGTTAATGTCAGCGGTGGAGAAGTAGCATCTGATAATATGAATCAAAATTCCACTTCAAGTGCTCAAGAAGACAATCAAAAAAGAGGTGAAGATAGCAAGGCTTTGGCAACTTTAATCAAAAATCAAGTAATGGAAGTGATCAGTCAACAACAAAGACCTGGCGGGATTCTCAGAAGATAATTATATTATTAATTTAACAGAAAAGTTGATTAAGTCTTTGTCTGATAATATTTGAGATTTATTAATGGAACTATTTTCACTTAAATATTCATTTAAATTTTGCAGATCATAAGAGTATTTAAATAATAAAGTAATATATTCTTTATCTTCAATTAATGTTTTATACTTTTCATGGAATTTAAGATTATTACTAGTTTCTATATAAAATTTTTCATTGTTATAAAAAGATGTTATAAATTCAATATAAATATTACAAGTATCAGGTAATTCTTCAATTTCTAGTATTTTAGCGCTTCTGATACCTTGATTTTGAAGATAATCAAGATCTATTACAACGTCCTCATAATCAATTAAACCTTTTGCATAATATCCTAAATAATCCTTTTCTAAATTGTAAGTATTATCTAAAACATCATCAGTGTTTAAATCATCAGATAAGCAGATCGTTTTGTTAGATTGAGCCTTATTAAGTAAAGGAAAATATTTATTAAAAATCATATCATTTATATTTAAATCTGTTTGTAATGAATTAGTTTCAATACTATCTTTATTAAATAAATATATGTAATTTTGATAAAATGCTACGGTATCATTATTTAGTGATTGTTTATAAATTTTTCCAATATTAAAGCATTGATTAGGAAAGTATTCTTGATATAAACTATTTACATCTTCTTCAGATTCTTTTGAAATTAAAAAAGAATATAATTCAGATTGAAAATAATTTAATGGAATAATTTTAATATTTAAATTTTCTGAAATCTCTACTATGTCAGTCTCAAGAAAAGGAATAGTTAGCAATGTTACTGAATTATTTACATTTAACCATTTATCTTTAATATCTTTTATGAATATATTATTTAATTTTTTATTTTTTAAAATTTTATTAGAAACTTCGCTTAAAATTAAAAAAGAAAATATATTTTTTTCATCAAAATAATCTTTATTTATTAACATTTTCATACTAACATAATCTGAACTTCTATATATTTTATTTAATAAAAGATTTTTACTTAAATTTTCTATTTCATCGTACTCTATTTCATTTTCAAAAGTTTTTTCAGATTTATTATATTTAATTTCAAATTTTAATTTTTTAAAAAATCCTAATTTATTTTTAAATTCTTTGTATTTTAAATAATTATTTATGAAATCGTATTTAAAAATACTTTTAGCTTTATTTTTAGAAACAGAACTGTAAAATTTTATTTTTGGAGTACCAGGTATTTTTCTGCTAGATCTATCTATTGCTGGATTATAATCATTAATATTTTTAAACTCTTGTATTGATTCATTTTCGGTATTTTTTATTATAACATCATAATTAGGAAAATTTTCATAAATTCCAAAATATTCTGGAATGTTTCTTATTGTGTCCCATTCGAAAGTTAAATCAAGATTATTTATTTTCATAATTAGTATATATTAATTCCAGACGCAGTTACGTCAGCTGCAGAAATTTGATTTCTAAAGATTAACAATCCTGTAGCTGGTGAGGATCTTTCTCCTATACTATTTTGTGCAAAAACTCTAAAATAATAAAAGCCAGTATAAAGTGGAGTTATATAAGGAGGAAATATTGGTGTTGCTAAAGCGGAACTATATGATATTCCAGTCTTTATATTTTCGATTGAAATTGCATTTACAAAAGACTCTGTCGTTGTATCAAAATTAAAATTTGTACCAGTTTTAACATATGTATGATAAACAGTATTTGAAGAATTTGCTGGTGGAATTATATCATATATTATACTATTAATCCCACCTTGATTTGTTGAGTAGGGTACATCACCTAAAGTTGGATCTCCGCACCCATATGATGCATAATCATTAAGATATGGGATATAATAACAACCATTTTTATCTCTAAAAATAGTACTAAGTCTTAATTCAGGTTGAACAGGTAGACTTGGTCTTATTGGTACATTAACTAGTTGTCCAATATTATCTATATCTTTGAATTTTTGATCATCATATTTTAGAGCGTTAATTGTAAATATAGCATTATCATTTTCTATAATATTTAAAACTTTATATTTTTGAGATTTATTTAAATAAGATTCTAAATAATAACCTGGATAAACAGTTTGAGCTTCATTATTTATATTAGACCTTGTATTGATCCCTGCGGGCAAATAACCAGTGGTATCTATATTTATAATCCATGGTGCACTTTGAGGAAATAAATATCCACTACTTATATTTAATAAAGTAGAAGGAAAGTTTATTCGTATGTTATTAGAATATATTCCAGATCCACTTGTTATATAATTTTTTGGACTATTAATTTTAATAGATTGTATTTGGCTTCTTTTGAAAAATGAACTATTTAATCCACTAATTCCAGAAGAATTTACAGAAGAGGTATAACCTGTAACATACAAATCACCCAAATTTGTTCCAAAATCTAAATTATATGTTGGAGTTATAACGTCAAACATGAATGAATTATTTGCATTAACACCACTTAATGCATATGTATTTGTAGAATTATATGGTAAATCCAATACTGCATATCCAGTTGTTAATTCTACAGTTCTACCTGCATAACTTAAATTTTTTCTTGTTTGATCATAAATAGATACAACATCTCCAGGCCTTACAAAGCTACCTTCTAAACCTACTTGAAATTCTACAATTTCTGTATTTAAATTTTGAGTTGTAAGAAGCCATTTTCCAGCTCTTCTTGCTTGATTTTTGTTTGTGCATCCAAAAGACGTAATTTCTGTTTCTCTAACTCCAAGTTTAAGCATGGCTCCAACGTCTTCAACTATCTCTATGGCTGGTTTATAATTGTCGTTTTCATCATTATATCTTACTATTGCTACTGTTTTTCTCGATTTTTTCGAAGCATCAGAATAAGAAAATCCAGGTGCAATAACATTACTATTATTAAATAAATAAATTGAATCTTTTGGAGAATCTTGAGATAAGAATATTTGACCAGCAGAATAGTAAATTATGGCTAAAAATAAACTTGCCATATCATTTAAAACCTTATATGCTTCTTCTTTTGTGCCAAAATATACGTTGCATTTAAATCTTGGCTCTAATCCACCAACTCCATCACTTACTAATTGGTCGCAATATTGACTTATTTCAAATAAATTCCATTTATCTGCTAGTTTAGAATCTATATATTTACCTAATCCAAATCTATTATTTGTTATAATATCATAAAAACACCATGCTGGATTATCTGTCCATGCAACTTTAAATTTACCATTCCAAGGACCACTATAGCTTCTTTTAATAGGATCATAATTAACAGGAATTTTAACTTTTAAAAGTTTTAGTAAATAGGATCTACTGGGAATTGAGCTAAAATATCTTGCATCAAATTTTGAAAATATTAGCGCAGAATCTGGATAAACAAATCTATCAGAATAAACTTCTGTGATACTATCTATTGAAGTTTCGGTCATAATACTGGAAGAAGTAGCCTCTCTAGATGTTTTGATAATATCTACTACCCAACCAATTTGATCATTAAACAATTGAAAAGTTGGTCTATTTTCGGCAAATGGTCTTAGTGTAACTTCGTATGTCCAAATGATTGGTGAAGTTGAAATCTTACCCTTTAGAGTTATTTCATCATTTGACCAAGCATCTGTTTCAAAAGGTGGATATTTTGAAGTGTCTAATTGGACTAAAGAGTAATCTTTTAAAAGTCTATAAATTATAAATTGAAATTGCGCTTCTTGCTGTTCTATATCCCCAGCATTAGTACCTTTAACTATTTGTTCATATAGACTTGATATTTTAATATTAATTTTTATAGAGGAAATGTCTGTATTGTATATGTAATATGTTTTTGGTGTTACTACTCTTTGGCTACCGCTGATGAGATAAAATCCATAAATTCTTTCACCAATTGATTTTGTAACAGAAGTTTGAATTGGTATATTGTTTTTATCTACTTGTTTTCCAAAGTAATCTCTTCTTTCTTCATAAAGATTTAAATATGGATTATAAACTGTATGATCATTTGTTTTTTCTCCATAAGTAAATTTATAATCTGAATATTGAAAATTATTAAATCCTTTTTGATCTGCTAGCGGCACTTCGTCCCAGAATATAGATCTAGCTTGTGGCACACTATTTGTTGATCCGTAAGGTTCAAAACTAAATGAACTATAACCAATATCTCCAGTAGTTTTACCACTTAAACTATAATAATATTTTCCAGTAGGAAAACCTTCAATTGGACCTTCGCAAACTAAATCTAAAATATTTATTTCGGAAATAGAACTTAGTGCTGTTAGATTTTTTTTACTACCATAAGCAATTTCAGTTGCTCTACTTTTATCTACAGAAAAAATAGATTTTAAATTTGGAGCATTATTATCTACGTCTGAATATGTTGTATTTGGCGGTGGATTCGTGAATCCCGCTCTAAAATCTTTATAAGTATCATTTTTTAATGTTGCCAATGGGGTATAAGCAGAATAAAATCCACTAGGTCCATATCCCCAACCTGTCACATATTCTGTGCCAAGATATGGAATAGTAGAACCGCTAAAAGATAAAGATATAGCTCCAACTCCACCACCATCATCTTGAGCAGTGCTATTTGGAAAATTATATCCAACCGCTCCATATCCTAAATTTCCAGGAAATAATACGTAAGTCAAGCCATCTGCATATTTATTAATTGCCATAAATTAAAAAGGAATTGAAGATAGGGAACTCTGACTTATTAGATAACATCTTGAATTGAATATATATTGATTATCTCCTTCAAGAATAGATTGTTCAGTTACGCTATCATATTTACCTACATACGCTCTATATAATATATTATAATTTCCATAAACATTATTTCCACCAACTAATAAAGTACCATATCCTACTGGCACTGGTCCACCTTCCCCAACTGTATTCGATGGTCCACTAAAAAGATATGAATTTGCTCCAGCTGATGTTCCAGCTATTGGATCGGCTTGTCTGGCTGTAAATGGTATGTTTGGTGGAGGTTTAGATAATAATGCGCTAGTTCCATTAGTAATTAGACCTATGCTAGCTACTCCAATACTAATTCCAAGAGGCGTGAAGCTAGGGAAAGCAAACCCAATTCCTACTCCACCTAATAATCCTAATGCACCTATTGTTATTTGACCAGCTGGACTTTTAATAAAGTTGATAGCGCTTTGCCAGAAGTCTGCACCAATTAAACAAGGGACAATGTCTATTGTTTCAATTTTCTCATTTAAAATTATAAATAATTCTGTATTTTTAATTTCCTCTATATTTTTAATGTCTGGAATTTCAGAAAAAAGAGGAGTGCTATTTATTAATATTTCATATCCATAATCTAAATTATTTAATAAATATTTTCTTAATTTTTTTGTATTTATTTCTATTGCTCTTAAAGCTTCGGCTACGCTTGAAACTTCAAGATCCCAAGATTCTCCAATATCTTGCCCTAATTTACCATGTAAATTGACTTTTATCATACTTTTATCCTAAAGAATTACATGCAAAATCTATCGTTGGGGTTGATTTCTTTAAATTAGTTGATTCATATACTTTAAATATATTTTTTTTAATATTGTGTAATATGATTGGTATCATTAAAGATTCAGAGCATGCTTTATCTAATTCAGAAAATTCACAGTTTTCACTTATATGACTATGATATATATAATATATTTTATTATATATATATTTTGTTTTCAAAAAATCAATAGAAGAAATCTTAAAGAAGTTAATTGGATCAGGAGCTATATTTTTACATGGAATACACATAAAATCATTTTTAAAAACTATAAAGCCGCATGCTTCTTGTGCATCATCTTTTAAGCATGCTTCCCGAATAGAGTCTTTAATTTTTTTATTAAACATTTGGTTTATTTGTTCCAGGAAATCCGCCAAACGGTAAAAATCCATTTAAATAATTACCGTTTGCATCTTTAGGAATTCCATGAGAATTTGGAGAACTAGGATTTTCAGATCCAGGTCTTCTAGGAAAATTTACTTGTTGACCATTAACTCCAGTTACCCAAAGGCTTTCGTTACCATAATACGTCCAATAAATTCTTTTCGCAGTATTATCATAAGTTTCTCCTCCTCTATTGGTTGGCCAAATAACTGGTCTAAACGCAGGATTTTTCAACCATCTAAGTCTGCAGGCTGAAATATCCTTAGAACAAATATCTGCTACCCAATAATTTTTATTTAAAGGTGTATCAAAAACATTTGAGATATGATTTTGAATACAAACAAAATAATTTTTTAAATTTTTATTTTCTAAAAAAACAAAATCACCAGAAACATATGTATTATTTATATTCCAAGCTCCAGAATTGCCAAGTGCACCATTGTTTCCTTGATTTGATCCAGTAATTCTGTATATTGCATTACCTGCGCTACCCCCAATTTGTCCTGTAGAAAAAATTTCACCAATAAATAATTGATTATTTTCTGTTGCTACTGGCGGAGCAGTTAAAAGGCCTTTTGCATTAAAGTCAGGATTCACTGTATCTGCGTAAATTCCACTATGCAATGAAGTCAATCTGCTATTGTACTCATAACAACATCCTTCTCCACGATATTGAAAAGGGCATTTTTTTGAATATATTGTCCTCCCTGGAAAAGTTAAATTTTCTAAATCAAGAATTGTATTAAGTTGATATTCAACAATAGAAGCGTTTTCTATAGTTTTTCTATCTATGTAGTATATGTCTTTTGGAAGTTCTATTTCGTAAATTCCAGTATTTGTTGCATATATATTATATCCTTCTTGAAAGTTTGAAGAATTTAAATATTTTAAAAATGTTCTAATTCTTGTAAATTTTGCGCCAATTATATCATCAAGAGATTGAATTTGCATTCTAATGTAGTTATAGAAAGAATTGTTAGAATTATCAGGAGAAAAATTTGATATTGATATTTTTGGCGTAGGTAATGTAGTGGATGAATTAAACTCGAATCCCTCTGCTTTTATAGGAAATGGATAATAAGAATTATTTTGCCAATTAATTATCCCGTATGGATTATTTGTTATTTTAAATAAATTAAAATTATTGTAAATACGTAAAACTCCCATGTTAGTTGGCTGATTATTTCCGTAGCTTAATGTTTTTGTTACTGGATGAACTTCAGAAAAATCTATTTCAAATAATTCAATTAATTGTGATGGACTAGAAGATAGAATATTTTCTCTAATATCTCTACTACCACTTACAATTGATAAATAAGTTTGATTTTGGGACACAGACATATTATTCTGCTACCTCAGAAAATTCAACTTTTATATTATAAAGATTATAGGAAACGGGCTGAACTGTCCATGAAGGACAAGTGAACATAGTTTTGACATTTGGTTTTGAATAAATTGTGGGTAAATTATAAACAAAACTTTCTTTAGCGTTTCTTTCTTGTAAAAAATGTAAAATTGATACAGTTTCTAACTCACTTCTATTTTCAAAATTTAAACCGATCTGTTTTAAATTATTATTAATAGAGTCTTGTATTCTTTGTTGATAACCATTTCCAAATTGATTTATTTTTATTCTAGGACTATTCAAAAACTCCGCTCCATAAGAAGGTTTCCACCAAAAATTTGGATATAATACACTATTTAAAGATATATATCCATCCCACTCAACTTGAAGATTGCTTGAAGTGATTGGATTTTGACCAACATTTGAATCTATTATTGAATAATAGTATTTATTATCACTACCTTTTACAATATCGTACTTCTTATAAGTAGATCCTATAAGCCAAGTTGAAACTGTATCGTAAATACTAGCCATATACCTTTTACCTCTTATATTTTACACTTAAAAGAAGTGTAATTATAGTTAATGTTTAATGTCTATTCTATAGAAAATCAAAACTTTTATCTAAATGATTCTTTAGTATCTGGAATAAAAAGTTTTAATGTTGGCGTTGATCTTAAGATAGCTCCTCAAATATCTATAGATAATTCTATTAATTATACAAAAAATGGTTTTCCTGTCGTTCAATTTGACTTATCTTATATATTAAGTGATACTGATAGATTTTTAACTTATACAGGAGTTAGTTCATTTTCTGGTAAAATTGAATATGGTGATAAATATGTAACTTTTACAGATGGATATTTAACTAATTATTCCTTAAACTATAAACTAGGAGAATATCCAACTGTTGATATAAGAGGGATTATTTTTAATTGGCCAGATTCTGAGATATACTTTATTCCTAAACCAGTAAATTTAAATACATTTAATGTTGGAGATCCATGTTTTATAGACTCAAACCTAACACTTTTCAACTCTAACCGAGTAGAATCTTTTGGAATTAATATAAATATAAATCGCGTAACTAATTACACTATTGGCAATTATTTACCAGATAATATATATATTCAATATCCAATAAAACAAGATATTTCATTTGATACGAGCGCAAGCAATGATATGTTTATAGCAAATCTCCGTAATTTACCAAACTCAGGATATATTACTCCTGACGCTGGACAATATATATCTATAAAAAAATATCAATCTTCTTTAAATTTAGCCACATTTAATTTACCAAATAATATACTTACTAATACAAATTCAGTATTAAGTAGCGACAATGAAGCAAAATATATTGAAACAAAAGTAATGTATCTCCAACCATAATTTTTAGATTTTTAATAATATATATATTATAATATTGTAAATATGGAAATAAAAGATATAATAAGATCTCATGCTTTTTTAAAAGTTTTCATAAAAGATGATGCTGTTTTCGACTCTTTAAAAGAGAAATTTCCCGAAATAATTGCCGATTTAACTACTCTAAAAAATAATCCTAATTGTTCTTGTAGGGGTCGAACAGCAAATTATCTTATATCAAAAATTGAAATTGAAAAAGATTTTTTTTCTTATATGTTTTCTGAAGAAAATATAAAAAATATAGTTAAAAGAAAAGAAGAAAAATCAATAAAACGATCTAGAGGAAAAGGAAATGTTTTATAATTTTTTAACATATCTTTTTCTTTGTTTAAGCATAACTTATGCTTGGAGTGATACTGAAGTAGCTAGACCTTTTCGTAATTTTCTAGTTAAAATACCTTATATTCATAAACCCTTGCTTTGCCATGAATGTTCTAGTTTTTGGATATCTTTAGTTCTTAGTTTTTTTATTAATCCATTCGTTACATTAACTTATCCTGTGTTAAGTAATATTTTAAGTGCGTTTTGTGGATTTTTTATTAATTTATATTTCGTAAGAAATCAATTAGTAAAATATAAAGAATATTAATCTTTAATTTTCTTAATTCTATCTATTAGTTCAAATAGTTTGACTTTGGGTATATCTGATATAGAATTTAAATTTTCTGCATTCTCGAAATTATCTTTAATTAATCTTTTTTTAAGTGATTCAAAATTCACCCCTTTTTCTTTCATAGTCTTTTCTAAAACAGATTGAGGAGAAGTAGGATTTTCATTAGATGGTTGAGCAAAATCAAATAACTTTGCTTCTCCTAACTCTTCTTGAGATACAATATTGATTTTTAAGAAATTACGAACACATCTTACGAAGGCTCTATTCTCTGCAATTGCGGCCAAGAAGAATTTAGCGAAACTCTTGGTATTATTTACTGTAGCATCAGCTAATGATTCAAAGACGATTTCTCTGCCGTCTGTTTCGTAATTGGGTAGCCAAGTGATCCTACAGCTCGTAGCGAAATATGTATCGTTTGCAGATACAACATTATACTCTACTTTAGAATATCCTCGAATTTGGGCAAGCTCCTTTATTCCACCTAATAGTATTAGAAGATCTTTGTCTTCTAGTTTGGATACATCTGTTTCTTGGGTTTTTTGCCTATTATTGACTAGGTATTCTGTTTTTACCATTTTGCGCCAATTAATTGTTCCATCATCATTATAAATGTAATTTATATTTGCGTCTTCAATTAAGCCATATTTGTTTCTTGTTATTAGTCTTGGCGGAACTACTTGGATAGTTGCATCTTTGCTTTCTTCTTGTGGGTGTATTTGCATATTAATAAGTTCAGAACTAGCTACTGAAATTGTATTTTCTTCTGTTTTAATTTTAGGGCTCATTTAAGAATGATACCCCATATTAAAGTTTAAGTCAACTTAAAAATATAAAAATTATCAATTTCTTTCCAAAATTCTGGATCATCTACTACTTTATTACCAGAATTATATAGCCAATCGTATCTAGATATAAATTGACCTTTTGAGGAGACTAATGTTCTCGAGGATTTATAAAAAAGATTATTTGCGTCTATTATTTTCGCGTCTTCTTTTGTTTTGTGTTTTTTATCAATTATGAGATTATAATCCATGTAATCTATTTTATATTTATTTAAAATTGATTCCTCTAAAAATGAAAGTAGAGTATAATTAATTGAATTATTCTTTAATAGTTTAACAAAATTTATATCATTGTCTTCTTCTATAATGTAAATTACTTGGAGAATATTTTTTTTGTATTTTTTAATGAGATCTTTTTTAATAGATTTATTTGTGAAAATAATAGTTTTCTTTGCTGACAGTATATTTTCTAAAACTTGTTCATTGAAGCAATAGTCCATTCTCACTATAGGATTTTCAATTGATATAGAATTTACATCAGTTATTTCATCTGGTATAAGTTCGAAACTTCTAGCATTAAGATCTTTACCAAAATATATACTTTCTGGTAGATTTGAATATTTTATATCAAGAAGTTTTAGGATTGCTCCAGCGATTTCTTCTGGTTTTATCTCATCTATTGATTTTGGTGATTCTACTTGGGAATAGGATGGTTTTTTATTACCTGTCCTCTCGTAGCCTTTAAGAAGAATATGTTTACTTTTATCTCCAAAATGAGGACCAGCTACATTTGGATTACTTATGCTATAAAGAGAAACTATTAGTTTATTGAAATAAGAAGACAAATGAACGCATAAACTATCTGCTCCAAAATGTAAAATGTTATTTTCTATTATATAAGCTAATTGATTAATATTTGTTTGTCCTAGTAGGTTTATAACACCATTTAGTGGTTTTTCATCTTTTGTCCCGACT